CTGGGCAAGCCAACAAGTTGTAGATAACTGTGTCAGGCTGACGAATCCCTTGGTTGCTTTGTATTGTGGCCTGAATTGCTTGCAACACTACAGCACGTTGGGCTTTGCGGCCAAACTGTCCAACACCGAATGTATCATTTGCAGCTGCTGTTACCCAACGATCTGGATAATAGTAAGTTTGGGCGGCATTGCCCATACGTGGATTTTGTTCAGTTGTGTCCACATATCCTGCTTCGTATCGTTTGACATTATAACCGCTACGACGTGTGTTCCATAACAATGTTCCTTTTGGATACAATGCAGGATCTGGAGCATCACCGTCTAAGAAGTTGCTGGCAAGTAAGCTAACAATTGTGTCAGGAGCGCCGGCACCTTCGAATGGTGAACCCAAGTTGCCGTTGGTGCTCTGGTCACTCCAACGTGCATCGCCGAACACAATACCAGCACTGGTTGTTTGGTCTGTGTTGTCAATCAACACCCATTTCTTATTTGCAAAATCCCACTTGTAAATAATAGGATAATTTTCAATGTCGCCAGTATAGATCCACAAGTCACCGTTGGCCAATGTAGTGCCAGTGCTTTGTGTTTTAGGCATACTTGCGCTGATAATAGGACCGTTGATGTCTGTATCACCTTGTGTGCCTAATGGATTATTAATTGATTTTCCGCCTTTGATAACGGAACTACCAATTGTGGTATCCACACTGCGATAACCTACCCAACGTGAACCATTGCAAACCATCATGTCTACATCATTCAAGTAGCTGTCATACCATAATGTGCCATTTGAAGGAGTTGTGGTTAGTGGAGTTGCGCTTGGTGTGGCATATGCTGAATTACCAACCATTGTTCCCCACAAGGTGGCCATAGTGCCTATACCAGTTGGGTTTGCATAGTAGTTGCTGGTTGAACCAGCTGTGAACAACTTGCTTAGTGTGGCTGCTGCGCCGTTACCATCAACAAACACGATATCGCCGCCACGTTGGTGTGTAATTTTGATTGAAAAATCACTGTTGATCTCAGCTGACACCACACTGCCAACCAATGCTGCTTGTAGTGCTGCAACTAAATTATTTGCATCTGTTTGGCTGTTTCCGGTACCAGTAAATGACACAGTCACTGGTGTTGTCAAGTAGTTGGCATATCCATCAGCATCAATAGTGCCAGGCGTTAACGAAGTTTCTGCAATTGTAAAATTATATGCTGCTGCATTTGTGAATGTGCTATTACCAATTGGGCTACTTGTAATAGTTGTCACACCAGCTGCTGTGCGATAATAGATTTTAAAGTCTGCCAAACTATTAGTAGTGTATCCGCCATCGTTGAATTTCACGTATGCTGCGCTGGACGCAAGATTGATACCACCACCTGTTGGATCCAACATTGTCAAAGCTGTGCCGTTGTTTGGCAACAAGCTGATTGGTTTTAACACCCAAGATGCGGTGTCTTTATTATATTGCTTGACAACCCAGTTGGCACCATTGTTGACGTTTGTAGTTTTGCACCACACACTGCCAGTGGGATAACCGTTGGCTGTGGTTGTGTTGTCTGCAATGCCAAATGTTGGAACATTGTAGTGCTGACTTGCTGAAAAAGTAGGAGCTAGGTAAGTACTTGTTGAGAATCCCAATGCTGTTGCTGCTGTGCCACTCAATGTTACACTTGCACCGGTTGAATAAATGTTTAATACGTTACCCACAGCACCTGCTGTGACACCAAACAATATGCCACCACCGCCATTAATAGCTGCGGCCATTGCGGCCACAGTGGTGACACCCGACACGTTAACTGAGCTGCTGCCGTTACTGATAGTCAGTACGCTGCCACCTGTGGTAACTGTGGTAGTTGTTACTAATTGGCTAACACTGACTGTGTAACTTGTACCTGTTGTTGGTGCACCTGTTGCACTTTGATTCAATGTGTACACACCAGCACCGCCGTTTGTGCCTGACACAAATGCAACAATGTAAGTGCCAGCAGTAACTGAACCACCACTCAATGCCATACCCACTGAAACTGTGCCAGCTGAAGCTGCAGTAACTGTTAGTGTTGTTGTGCTGATGGTAGATGTAATGGTCACTGTGTTAATTGCTGTGATTTCTGTGCCGCCAACAATTGTGCCACCTGCCAAAACTTGTCCCACGGCCAACGAGCCGCCTGAAACAGTGCCGTTCACTGTCATCACTACACCACTGCCAGCAGCAGCTGCACCGTCACCAATAATAGCACTACCTGCTGTGACGCCAGTGGCTGTTAATACTGGGCTAGCTGTTGTGCTGATAGCTGTTGGACGGCTTGCTGTCCACTGTTGTGATCCAACTGCAACCCAAGTTCCAGCTGCTAATACGCCGTCTGTTGCACCTTTTTTGTAGTATAATTTGTTTAGTGTGGAAGTTGCCACCAGTGCATATGTGCCTGTTGTACCAAAACTGGCCAACGGTGCATTGCCTGCTGTGCCACCAATCAACAAACTTGTGTTGGTGATAACTGTTACTGTTTGTGCTGTGAATGTTTGTCCGCCGGTAGTGGTAGCAGAATTAGCATTCCACTCAAAAATACCAAATTTACTTTCTGCAGTGTCCAACCAAACAGTTCCGTCTGCTGGTTCGCCCGATGGACTATTTGTTGTGCCAATCAGTTGTTTTGTATCCACATCAGCACGTACTACATAAGCACGATTGCTCACACCCAAGAAACTGTAGGCAGCTTGCAATCCATATTCGTTAAGCTCGCCAGCATTGACTGGGTTGCCTTCTGCATCAGTTTGGAAGTAAGGAATACCAAAGGTATTGCCAAGATCCATTTGACTTGTAAGTAACCAAACTTTGCCAGCATTTGCAGCTGTGGTACCTGGAGCAATACCAGTTCCGGCTGCATTTAGTTTGTCTTCTTCAGATGCTATAATTATCAAGGGTACGGTTCCGGGTGCAGCTGGTGTATAAAAACTTTCGTCTATTACGCTAACGCTTACGCCTGGTGAACTTAGTTGTGCCATATTTTATCTCCATGTGTACATGTTCTTAATGTATTTAGTAGTTTTTGGTTTTTTATACCCAATATAAGCCCATGAAAAGGGATTGAAAAGGTGTAAATAAAGTATGAGACCACTTTGCACATGCGGACACAGGCCCGCGGCTGTTAACTATATTAAGAATGGCAAAACATATTATAGGAGATTATGCGAAGCATGCCTTAAGGGAGGAATAACTGCTGGCATACCCAGATGGTATCACAGTGGCTATCGATTAAGAAATCAATGCGACAAATGTGGATTCAAAAGTCCACATCAAGAAGTGTTTAGTGTGTTTCATGTTGATGGCGAACTTAATAATTGTCGGCCAGCCAATTTAAAAACAGTCTGCGCCAACTGCGCCAGAGTGCTTCACAAAGAAGGCGTCAAATGGAAACAAGGCGATCTTCGACCAGATTTTTGACCTTTGCAAACAAGTCGTCGATTGTGGCATTGTTATCCAACACAGCATCAAAGTCAGTGCCGACCCATGCTGTTTCGCTAGCATGTATGCCTTCCTGCTTGAGCCAGTTTTGAGCTTTGGGGTCGCCCTTGTTGGCTTTGGCAGCAATGTCCTGCCAGTGCGGCTGAATGCCTCGCTGTACGCAAACTATGAGTCCGCCAGCAGATTTGATTGATTTAATTTCGTTAGGAAAACGGCAATCTGATATAACAACGTTGTCAGTACTGGTGCGTAGTTTGTTTTCCAAGGCAGCAATCCACATGTCATCGTGAAAACCTTGACGGCAAACTTCAGTGCCCCAATATTGCAGAATCCAGCGTGGTGTAAGATCGGGCATGTTCAAGCGGTTGGCCCACCAAGGATCCACTTGCTCTCGCCATTCACGGGCCTGTTTGGTGCGACCTTCCAGCATGGTTCTGTCCCAACCAAACACCATACTGACTGCATCTTTTAAACTGTTGGCAAACGACTCGCGTCTAAAACCGTGGAAATTTGTGAGATAGTCAGCAACTGTGTCCTTGCCAGAACCAATAAAACCGCATACGCCTATAATCATAGCACCTCCGTTGATGTGCTATTATATAACAGTTTTATCGCAAGGTCAAGAGTTTTTTAACCAATCACAAATGTCATTCCAAATCCGCCCGCTGTTAGATCCTGTACTTCTTTGTCTAACTTTTCCATTTCTTCCTTGGCTTCGGAAAGCAATGCAGTACCGTTTAGAGTAATTGGACTACCAGGGCCAGCAATTGAACCAAATTTAGATCGTGCTTGTCCTAATATTTGCTTGCACACAGCCAGTGAATAATTTCTCAGCCATTGCTTGGCATAGATATCCTGTAACAATACCCAGTCTGGTCTAAAGTTGTAACTTCTGATGAGAATTTGTTCGCCTTGTGCAAACGGACGTTGCAAAATGTCCAGAATATGGCTGGTTGGTTTCCAGTTGTATTCGATATAGCTACCAAACATACGGCCAACCAATTTTTGATAGCCAGCAAATGCATCATATGTTGCTAGTCCACCCATCATGCTGCCCGACATCAGATAGGTATTTGTATAGGCCAAGTTGAAAGGTTCAAACAGCGTGCCGCCTGCACCTAAACCAGTACGGGATCCTACTGCTCTTCGAAATACTTCTCTAACACCGATAACTTCATCGGGCAGTCTGTATTCGTTTTGATCTTGAATTAATTCAAGAAACAAGTAACTTTCTTCCACAGCATTGCTGCTGCGTTGACGATAATGTGTTAATGCTCGTTCCAGTGCCAGTTCCATGTGAGCCGGGTCTAGTTCCACATCAATCATACCATCGCCCAGCATGAGTTTAATAAACTCAAATACTTTATTGCGTTCTACAGTAGAATTTGACTGAGTTGTTGATGGTACAGTATCTGACATTGTAATGTTCTCCTATGATATTTATCTTACCATAAATACTATCATGCCAAGACTATCTTTATATAAACCAGAAAAGGGCCGAGATTATCGGTTCATAGACCGCAATGTATCTGAAATGTTTCAGGCAGGCGGCACTGATGTGTACTTACACAAGTATTTGGGTACAAATACCGACGAAGCAAATGCCACCGCTGATCAGCCGCATTATGCTACCACAAAAGAAACAAACATACAAGATTTGCTGTTTTTAGAAAATAGAGATCGAACCTACGACACACAAATATACAGAATTCGCGGTCTTTATAATGTGCAAAACATTGACTTTAATTTGAGTCAGTTTGGCTTGTTTATTGACAACGACACCCTGTATATGACTGTGCATATAAACGATTTTATCAAATACATAGGTCGTAAACCCATCAGCGGGGATGTGATAGAATTACCGCATTTGCGCGATGATTTTGCGCTTAATGATTTTGACGTTAGTTTGCCTAGATATTATGTTATAGAAGATGTGGGTCGTGCTAGTGAAGGATTCAGTGTAACTTGGTTTCCGCATTTGTACAGATTAAAGATTAAAAAAGTCACAGACAGTCAGCAATTTTCACAGATATTTGATCAGCCTGCAAAAGATGCCAATGGAGACCCTGTGGCAAACACCACGCTGAGAGACCTGTTGAGCATGCATAATCGAGAGTTGGAAATCAACGATCAAATTGTGGCACAGGCAGAGATTGATGCTCCAAAAAGCGGTTACGAAACTAGACAATTTTACACATTGGCCGTGGATTCAACCACAGGCAAGCCATTATTAACAACAGCAGATGCAACTGATTTGCTGGCCAGTAGTGGAGGCAGCAGTGTTCTGGCCAGTTCAGCAAGTTCAGTGCCTCAGCGCACTGGTTACACAGGTTATTTGTTGAGTGAAGGTTCGCCAGTTAACGGATACGAATTTGGACACGGTATACAATTTCCTGCTAACGCCACAGCAGATGATTTCTTTTTGCGTACAGATTATCTTCCCAACAGATTGTATAGATTTGACGGTGTAGTGAGTGCATGGATTGCTGTTGAAGATTCTGTAAGAATGAACATGACCAACAACAACACACGAAATACTCAGAAGACAGGATTTATTAACAACACTGCTTTCACATACAACAATCAAGTAATTACTGATTATGTAAATTTATCCGAAGGTGACACAGTAGTCAATACGTCAATATCCAATACAATAACAG